GTTAGAGCGGCCAGAACAACGCCTCCGTTCTTCTTTTGGTACACGGATGGCCAGAGCGTGCAACAGATTACGCTCAATTCAATCGAGATTGTCTAATTCAAATCCCGCTATAGCCGGGACATAACGTAATCATTTACCATTTTCTTTGGAGCCAATTATGGCGAGCTTGACTGCGGCCAACGCCGTACTGATTCTAACCGTTGCAGGTCTTTTCGATACCCCGTTCCAAATTCAGCAGTTCGCCACAGATGACGTAACTGACCTAGATTCAGTGGCAAAAGCAGAACTGATGATGGGCGTAGACGGACATTTGACCGGCGGCTACGTCAATGTGCCGTATCCGCAGCGCATTGTGCTCATGGCCGACTCGCCGAGCATTGCGTTCTTCGAGACGTGGGCTGCGAATCAGAACGCCAACACTGACATTTTCTGGGCCGATGGAACGATTACTCTTCCCGGCGTCAACAAGAAATATCAGCTAACCCGCGGCGGCCTGCGCGACTACAAGCCGGTTCCCGACGTGAAGCGCATCTTGCAGCCGCAGTCGTTCACTGTGCTTTGGCAGTCGGTCAGCCCGGCGCCTTATGGCGTTGCGGCGGTTTAAACTTAAGGAGCGCGTGTGAGGCGAACGCTAGACGTAACGATCGAGGCCGACAACCGCGACAAGGGCAAGGTCTACCATCTCGAGGAGATGGACGCCTGGAGCGCTCTGTTGTGGGCCAAGCACGCAGTCAGCGCCGCGGCTCGCAACGGCACGGATCTCGGCGCGCTTGATATTGCCGACATGAGCAGCATGGAATCGCTGCTTCGACTCGGGCTGACGCGCATCATGTCGGCTCCCGACCGCGAGACCGACGATCTTGTCCGCGAAGCGATTTTCAAGTGCGTCAAGTTCAAACCCGGTCCGAACGCCCTGCGCGGTCTTATGGACGGCGATATCGAAGAGATAGCCACGTATCTTAAGCTCAGCATGGAGCTGGCATCCCTCCACGTGGGTTTTTCTATCGGCGGCGCGCAATCGAAGGACTCGACCTCGACCTCACCGCCGCCTCCGCCGCCACGATCACATACCCCAACGTCGACCAAATCATCGGAGACGTCGTTGCCAGCGGGAAGGCGTCGCTAGGCGAGACGATGACGGTCTTCTCGCTTGAGGACTGCTACGACATTTTAGAGATTGTGACGGTTAACGCTCACAATCGAAGCGCGATTGAGAAGGCGCACGCAAAGGCGAGACACTGATGCCCACCATCATTGATTCGCTTGTGGTGTCACTCGGCTTGGACGGATCCAAGTTTGTGGCAGGCCAAAAAGACGCTGAAGCGTCGATGGCCAAAACCAAAGCGGCTGCGCTTAAGCAGAGTGCTGAACTCGAAACCGCTAATAAGAAATTCGCCGACTCGTTCAATTACATCAAGGTTCAGGCTGCTGAGCTTTTCGCGGTCATAGCCGGCACGTCTTCGATCAAAGCGTTCATAACCGATGTCACGACCGCGACTGCGGCGCTCGGTCGGTTAAGTGTTAACCTGGGCGTACAGCCGCAGGAGGTTGGCGCTTGGGGACTCGCGATTGAGCGGGTAGGCGGTCAGGCAAACGAAGCTGCGGGGGACTTTCAAGAGCTATCGACGCAGCTTTTCAATCTAAAGCAGAACGGACAAAATCTACCGGTTGGTATTCAGCGGCTCATTGGCGCTTCTGGCGATAGGGTCGACACAGAACACGGCATAGTAGGCTACCTAAAGTCAATCGGAAAGGCTGTTGAGGACTTCCAAAAAAGGGGCGGCAGTCGATCTGACGCCTTTAATTTCCTAAAGCAATCCGGCATCGGGCCTGGTATGGCCCAACTGCTGCTAGATAACGGCAGCGCGATCGAAAAATATGTAGGTTCGCTCAAAGACCTCGCGCCTACCGACGACCAGATTAAGAAATTCGAGGCGCTGCAGACTGCGTTTTTTACGCTGCAGCAAACGCTCACGAACTTAGGCCGCGAACTCGTAGCCAACTTTGCCGAGCCGATGGAAAAGGCGGCGACTGCGCTAACGGATTTCTTGACGGCTAACCAAAAGACAGCCACGGGCGCTGTCTTCTCATGGCTTACAACCTTGAGGGACGACGCGCAGGCGGTTGCCGACGTTCTAAACAAGATCGTCGACGCGCAGAACTGGATTGCAGCGCATAGCCTTGGCAAGTTGGGCGGCGCGCTCGCCGACAAGTTCGGGCCGCCGAAGACTGCGGGAAGCGGCGAAGCGACTCCTATTCCGTGGGGCGCATGGGGCAGCGGCGCGCTAAAGTGGTTTGGCGATAACTGGGGCATTAAAGCAGCTGGTGCGGCAGACTTCGGTCCTGGCTTCGGCCAGGGTTCTCACCCGCACCCTGCATCCGGCCTATTCGTCCAAGGCCAACAAGTCTCGCGCGGCAATCCAATGCCGGTTACGATCGTTGCCGGAACCGAAACGGGCAGCGGTGGCGGATTTTGGAACTGGCTAACGGGCGGCGGGTCGCCTACTTCGTCTGGCGGGGGGAGCGGCGGCGGCGGCGGAGGCGATGGTGGTGGCGGTGACATATTCACCAGAACCATTAAAAAGATAACTAGAACTCTGCTACCGAGCGGTTCTCCCGGGGGCGGGGGCAACAAGGGAGTCGGCGGCTGGTGGACGCCAGAGCGGATCCAGCATGCGGCTGATCGCTTACAAAAAGAAGCCGGCTTATCCGAGATGGGCGCGGCGGGCCTGGTTGCTAGGTGGGCGGGAATTGAGGCTCCTGGGGGGCCTACAGCGGTTAATCCGACGAGCGGCGCCGCGGGAATCAATCAAGCCTTGGGGTCGCGCAAACCGGCTGGTTATGCCGGGTGGTCGTTTGACCAGCAGCTTGATTACATCATCAAAACTGACTTGCCGTCTGAGAGGCGCGCTTACGAACAATTAAAAACCGCCAAAACGATGGGCGACGCTGCTCGCGGCGGTTCAATGTATGAGCGAGCCGAACAATACAATCCGGTTACCGGAATCGACAGTCAGACGGCGAATACGCCAGTAGGGCGAATTCTCCGCATACTGCACGGCGCCCGCGGCGATCACGTCGATATGCCCCACCGCCCCGTTTCTCACTCACCTTTGTCAACAATGTCAGCGCTGCACCCTGTTACGACATCGACAACGTCGAACGCGATGCATGTTGGCGACGTGCATGTTCATGGCGTGGACAGCAATAATGCCCATTCTGTTGCAAGCCGAATTACTGACGCACTTCGGCAGAGCGCGATGACAACAAGCGCAAATTTCGGCCAAGCCTAATAAGCAAATTGTTGCTTATCACGCACTTTTATGCTATAAAATCAGCATGGACAACGAATTAGAAAGCGACCTGCTTGACCAAAATAGCGTAATATACCTGATTACGAACAACGTAAATGGTAAAAAGTACGTCGGTCAGACCGTACAGACAGCAAGAAAAAGGTTTAGGGAACACGCTAGAAATTCTTGTGAGGAAAAATATGCCATCTCACGAGCAATAAGAAAATATGGAATGGATTTTTTCTCTCTGCGCGTATTAGAGACAGTTGGTTCTGAAGCGCTTAACGAGAGGGAGGTCTACTGGATCTCCAGTCAGAACACGATGAAGCCGTATGGGTACAACGTTAGAGAGGGAGGTCGTAACTCCCCTTTAGCCCCAGAGTCAAGAATCAAAATTGGGATTGCTCACAGAGGAAAAGAAATATCAGTCGAGCATCGCTTGAAAGTTAGCGAGTCTAATAAGCGCAGGGTGGTGTCGGAAGTCACCAAGGAAAAAATGAGTGCGGCTCACCGTGGGAAAGTGTTCTCCCCCGAGCATTGCGCCAATCTAAGTATTTCGCATAGGAATCGTTCGCCGGAAACCAGAGCTAAGATTGGCGCAATTCATAAGGGAAAATTGGTTTCGGCGGAGACTAGGGCAAAGCAGAGCGCGGCTCAAAGAGCGCGTTTCGCCAAACTTAAATCAGAGTCGACAGACGGCCTTCTCGCCGTGCCGAGTCCATCGTGAGGCTGGTCCTTTCTCCCATCGAGATGTAGATCCCGCGCCGACATAACAGTACCCACGGGAGAATAGGGAGGAGTCGACTATATTTCTCTCTTCGCACGCTTGCTGGGTGGATGCCTTATCGCCGGTGCCGCCCCTGCAATCTCCGTTGAGGATCATCCAGTGCTGGAGCAATTCGGGGGCGTTTTGGTTTCGATAATCCATACTGAGCGCAGGGGTCGCCGTCACCAAGACGGAACAGATAATCAATGGAAGCATTTTCATAAAACTACCTCGTAATAATCGGTTGTAACTTTATTCCTCATATTATTGCTTGTCAAGCAATTTAAGGCGCATTTGATGGCAATCGGTCCCTACGCCATCCCCGACGTTCTCGGCGTTCCCGCTGCCGTCAACCTAGTACCCGGCTTCGGCGCGGGCTTGTCGCTCCTCACGAGCGACGCGATTGGCCTCGGTTCGTCTAACGACAGCGTATGGGGCATCTTTCAAAACGGCGAGCCCGTTGTCGTTGCGGAATCGGTTGTCGCATTCGACTACCGGCGCGAGTTTGCTATTTCCGACTACCCGGTCGAAAAAGGCGCATTCGAGAGCTATGACAAGGTTCAACTGCCGCGCGACGTTCACATGCGTTTCACGGCCGGCACACAAGCGGCCCGCAACGATCTTCTGTCCAGCATCGACGCGATCTTGCCAACGACGGATCTGGTCGACTTTGTAACGCCAGACGCGGTTTATACGAGCCTTACGCTTAGCCACGAGGACTACAGCCGAACCGCTCAGCGCGGTCTTGGGTTGCTCCAGGTTGAAGTCTGGGGCCTAGAGGTTGTGCAGGCGGGCACGGCGGCAACGTCAAGCAGCCCCGACACTGCACAGCCTAGCGGCGCTCCACAGACTAATGACGGGACGGTTACGCCGACGCCAGCCAATTCAACTCCGGCGACAATTCTCGCGCCGCAATTCTACGGACCGGCGGGGCTCCCAGCGAGTTCGCCGGCGACACCATTCGTTGACCCCGCGGAAGGCTAAGATGCAAGTCATTCCGCTTCAGGCTGTGCCTAACCAGGCGCTCCTGGCAAGCCTTAACGGCCAAACCACGCAGTTGAATGTCTACCAAAAGCGCACGGGCCTGTTTCTAGATATTTATGTCGCCAACTCTCTTGTGCTTTCGGGCGTGCGCTGCCGCAATCTGACGCTCATGGTCATGGACGCCTACCTCGGCTTTGTTGGCGACCTGATCTGGTTCGATAATCAGGGAAGGCAGAATCCCGATTACACGGGCTTGGGAGGCCGCTATAGCCTTGTTTATCTTTTGCCCAGCGACATCCCGCCGACGACGTCGATACCGCCTCTATCGCGTTATTCGTAGCCTCTGCGATGGCGTTTACCCAGAAAGTTCTTCAAGCGTCATTCTCGCTGGCCAACGGCTCGTTCGCGGGCGGCGGGAACTCGGCGACGGTGACGGGCGAGTCGGCGACCAACCTGCGCATGAGCGCGACGATAGTTGTGGCCGGGTCAAGCAACCCCGGCAACATGGAACTGGCGATCTACGGCTTGCCGCTCTCGCTGATGAATCAGCTTTCAACGGTCGGCAATCAATACTGGCAGATGGCCAAAAATAGCATCACGCTCTCGGCCGGCGAAGTCGGCGGCCAAATGAGCGTTGTTTTTCAGGGTCAGATTTTCAACGCCTTCGTTGATGCCGCTGCAATGCCGCAGGTTGCGTTTAGGCTTACGTGCAATCCGGGTGGAGCTGGCTTTAACGCCATGAAGCCGGTCGCGCCGATAAGTTTTCAGGGGCCGAAAAAGGCCTCAGACATGCTCTCGCAACTCGCGGGGCAGATGGGTTTCTCGTTCGAGAACAACGGCGTCAAGACGATGCTGACGAACCCCTACTATCCGGGGAACGCTTGGACGCAAGCATGGCGGATCGCCCGACACGCGGGGGCTGATCTCTGGGTTGAGCGTGGAGTGATGGCTGTTGCGCCTGCAGGCACATCGAGAACGAACAGCCCGTCCACGCTCGCACCTCCTAAGATGGTCGGATATCCGGCCTTCAAAGAGAGCGGAATTATCGTCAAGTCGTACTTCGATCCGTCCTACAGCGTCGGAAATGACGTAACGGTTACGTCGTCGCTAACACCGGCCAGCGGCAAGTGGAACATTATCCAAATCATCCATGAGCTTGATTGCTTCATGCCTCACGGCAAGTGGTTCTCAACCCTTATAACTTCCAGCACTCAAGCCAATCCTAGCCAGAGACCAGCGGGGCCGGCATGACCTCGTCGCAAAGCAATAACGGCTTTTTCGGGCAAGCGGGGGCTTACGACGAAGGCCCAGAGTTTCATGTTCGTCAACACGCGGCGCACATTAGAACGAGCGTACCTGTCAAGGTTATAGCAGTTCACGGGGGCGGTGTAGGGCCAGCGCCGACGGTCGACGTTCAGGTTACTGTCAAGCAGAGCGATGGCGTCGGCAATACGTCGTCGCACTCCACGATTTACGGCATCCCGGTTACGCGCAACCAAGGCGGCTCGAGCGCAATCATCAACGACCCCGTGGTCAACGACTTCGGCCACATGGTCGTCTCTGACCGCGACATCTCGAGCGTCAAGAACAACGCCGGTGCGGAGAGCAACCCTGGCTCGTATCGCAGGCACGACCTGGCGGATGGCGTCTACCACGGTGCCGCTTTCAACAAGGCAGCGCCCACCACATACATCAACTTCAATGGCGGCCAGATCGCGCTTACAACCGCCGGAAACATCACGCTTACCGACGGTCACGGCAACATCGTGACGCTTAAGTCTGGCGGCATATTCGTGTTTCCTGGGTCTGGCAACGTTTTTCTAGGGTCTACGGACGGGTCGAACTGCTTTCCGGTCGTCACGACTGGTGGCGATTCTGACAATGTTAAGGCGCACGTCTAATATTTAGTGGAGATCCAATAATGAAAAGGCTTTTTGCTCTTCTCGTTATCGCAGCCTCATCGCAAGCTCATGCTGCTACTTTCACTGTGCCAAGCTTCACGCTTAGCGGGCCGCCCTCCACGGGAGCGGTCTGCACGCCCACGTCGGCGGCCTCTGGGCTGGCCTCGGCGGCTCCTGCGGGAACCGTGATGTTCAACTGCGTCGTGTCGCCCGCGGGCTGGGTGGGCGCCGTCTCGCCGCCAACCGGTTCGGCTCTTCAGGTTGTGGGTCTGTCGGGGAATGTGTTTAACCTCGCGCTGGCCGCCGCCGGCGTGATCCAGACCTATCCTGCGGGCAGCGGTACGACACTTCCGTGAGGACGGCTATCGCAATTCTCTGCGCCGGTGCCTGTCTTGTTGGGTCGGCGGCTGCGGGGACGTTCACTACACCAGCGTTCACGCTGTCGGGTAGCGGTCAGGCCGTTCCTGCGCAAGCCTCGGCGGCGGGCTTCTCAAAGTTGTCTTTTGACGCTGAATTCGTCAACGGCACGGGAATTAGCAGCGGCGGCCCTTGGTACAATCCGGGTATCTGGTACCAGGCAACGGCAACTGGCAGTTTAGCTCCTACAAACACGGGTGGCGTTCTAAACCAACCGTGGTCTCCTGGGCTATCCTCTGCCGGATCGACCGTCAGTACGATGGCCTCAAGCGGAAAAGCTAATACTTCGTGGCAGTATGGTTACATTGAAGCCAGCATGGCATTCTCTCCAGTTGGCGGCGAGTGGCCTGCGATCTGGATGGAAAGCAATACGGCGACGACGTCATACGTTCCGACCGCGGGCGCACATTCGTACAGTGAAGTCGACATCTTCGAGTGGCAGAGTCAAATTCCGACCGCGTTCACGTCACCGACACCCAAAACAACGATACCAACAGCACTGCCACCGTTCCTAGCGGGACCAATCTAGCGAACTACCACACCTATGGCTTGTTGTGGACTCCGACGACGCTATCCTGGTATTTCGACAACAAGCTTCTATTTACAGCAACCTCAACCACATATCCGAAAGCGTTCGCGGTGTTGAATGCCGGCCCGATGTATCTCATGCTGTCAAACCAAGTCGGCACGAACTGGAAATTAGGAAGTTCGCCGCCCACCGCAGCGGTAAACATGACGACGCAGTGGGTTCATGTTTGGAACTGAAAAATGCAAACGCTCCTTCTCAGCTCGACGGCGACCACTGACACCTTTGCTTGGGATTTGGTTTTGGATGCGCAAGGCAACATCGCCGTGGCGTCCGAGCCCTACGCCCTAGCCCAAGACGCCGCTAGCGAATGCAAACTGTTCGCAGGCGAGGCGTTCTACGACACAGGCCGCGGTATTCCATACTGGGGTCAGATACTAGGCCTGCGGCCGCCCCTGTCGCTTGTGCGCGCGTATCTCGTTAAAGCGGCGTTGCTAGTGCCGGACGTTATCAAGGCGGCGGCGTTTTTCTCTGGGTTTTCGAACAGGCAGCTAACCGGCCAAGTTCAGGTGACTAACGAGGCGGGCGTTACGGTCGCGTCGGCGTTTTAATTACTCCCACGCACCGATTGTCAGCAAGCTACCGTCTTCTTTGAAATATATACAGCTCGCGAAGCCGCTATATCCGATCTGATCTGGCTGGTCGTCCACATCAATCTGTATCTCGAAACAGCCGCGCCCATCCTCTGGACGTAGTGTCTCGATTTTATAGACCACGCCAGCGCGGTCGAGGATGGCCAGAATCGTATCTTTATCGCTCATAGTAGCCAACTAAGCACTTTTTTGCATTGGAGTCAACAGCTAATATGACCGCTGTTCCGTCTCCAACATTCGGCCCGCAAGGATTCGAGGCTCAGCCTGAACTAGCCATTTTAGCTGGCGTGCAGGAAGACCTGCAGGCGGCGTTTGGCGGCAATCTCAATTCATCGCCAGCCACCCCGCAAGGGCAGCTAGCGACCAGCATGGCCGCGACACTAGGCGCAGTCCAAGACCTCTTTATTCTGTTCTCCAATTTGGTCGATCCCGCTCTCACCAGCGGGCGCATGCAAGATGCAATCGGGCGAATTTACTTCATCACGCGCATTCCTTCCGCGCCGACGGTATTCGAAGGCGTTTGCATCGGCGTCCAGGGCGTAACGATTCCAGCGGGCGCGACTTGCCAGGATCAAGCAGGCAACAATTATATCTGCACATCGGCCGGGACGTTTGACGCCACCGGCACGATGACGATTCCGTTCTCGTGCATCGTCAACGGCCCGACGCCCGTTCCGGTTTCAATCGACAGCTTTCAGCTTATCCCCGGCTGGGATGCAATCAACGTCGGCGGCGGTTCTGTCGGATCTGTTGTAGAAACGCCGCAACAATTCGAGGCGCGTCGCTCGGCATCCGTTGCGTGGCAGTCCCTCGGCCCGATTCCGGCCATTCGCGGCGCCGTGCTGCAGGTTCCTGGCGTTCTCGACTGCTTCGTGACGGATAATTCAACAGGGTCTCCGGTGACAATCGGGACAGTGACTCTGTCGTCGCCAAGCCTATATGTTTCCGTGCTCGGCGGAGATTCCGCCGCTGTCGCGCAGGCAATTTGGTCGCGTAAGATTCCGGGCTGTCCGTATTTCGCAGCGGCGAATACTTCCGTCACAGTGTTCGACACAAGCGTTGGGTATAGCCCGCCGTTTCCGTCCTATGTGATCAAATTCGACGAGCAGGTTGCGCTGCCGTTTGTCGTCAACGTTGACCTCGTAAATTCCGCATCCGTTCCCGCCAATGCGCTTACCCTAATCCAACAGGCGGTAATTGCGGCGTTTTCCGGAACAGATGGCGGCCAGCGCATTGTGGCGGGCTCCAAGGCCCTCGCGAGCCGCTTCTACGCGGGCATTGCCGCGCTTGGCCCCTGGGCGCAGATCATTGAAATCACGATGGGGTCAACAGTTACCCCAGGCGCGACCTTTACCGGCGCCATTTCCGCCATGACGCTAACCGCCTCGACGGTTTCTGGGACGATCTCGCCAGGCCAGACGGTATTCGACGCGACTGGTGATGTTGCCGCTGGAACAACTATTGTTGTTCAGACGGGGGGAACACCAGGCGGCGCTGGAACCTACACACTAAGCACCTCGCAAACCGTCTCTTCGGAAGCGATGTCGTCCGCCGCCCCGACGCTATTTGAAGTTCAGGTCGGGATCAATCAAGCGCCCTCGATTGCGGCTGCTAACATCTCCGTGATGCTAACGTGACCGACACGGGGCCTCCTTATCCGCGTCCTCCGACGCGGGGCGGGAACGAAATAGGCGTAAACTTCGCTATCGGTCAGTCGCAAATCGGCGACTTGCCGATGTTCGACGTATGGACGACAGTCCTTAGCCAGTATGCGAACAGCCCGTCGCTAACGAGCATCCTGGTTAACTACGCCGAGGCAGCAGATCAAACCGAAGACCTAGATAACTTTTTCGACTTCATTTGGAGCGTCGACACCGCACAGGGCTACGGACTCGATGTGTGGGGGCGCATTGTTGGCGTCCAGCGGATTATCACAGTCGCGTCTACCGACTACTTTGGCTTCGAGCAGGCGGTGCCGGGAGTTCAGAGCTGGAATTTGGGCCTCGGTGTAGGCGGTTCCTGGTTGGGCGGGGCGCTCTATAGTGGGACGAACCTGACTTCTAATTTCTCGCTCAGCGATGCTGCGTTTCGGCAACTGATTCTAGCGAAGGCCGCGGCGAACATTTCAAACGGAGCAATCCCGACCGTCAACGGTATTTTGCGCGGCCTATTCCCCGGACGCGGCAATGCGTACGTTACCGATGACTTCGGAAACACTCAATATTTCGGCTTTGCTCAAGCCGCGAATGAATCCACAGGCTTTGGTCAGGCTCCATTCTATGCCGGCGAGGCTAACGGCAACGTGATGCAGGTCACGTACATTTTTGACTTTGCATTGTCGTCAGTCGAGTTGGCGATCGTCTCATTGCTCGCCGGCTTTATTACCGGCGCTGGCTGCAGTTTCGTGATTGTCGAGAACGCCTAACAGGCGTGGGCGTAAGCCTAATTTCATTAAGGATTGCTAGAAGTGCTTGCAACGTCGATTCCGACGAAGTTTCAGCTTGCCTTCGGGGCAAGCGCTGGCGGCAGCTTTATTCGCGCCGTTCCCGTCGCATCTCAGATCGGCATTAACCCCGGAGCAGCGTCTGAAACAGACGGCTTTCCTCCTGTGTGTTTCATCGTGCCGAGCGCGGGGGGCATTCCGCCTGACGGACGGGATGTTAATGGCATTCTTAACCAGGCAACCGCCTGGGATCTTTGGCAGAGCGTAGGCGGCCCGGTTTACTATGACGCGGCTCAGTCGACCGCGATTGGCGGATACCCACACGGGGCGTTGCTTAACGCTGTTGGCATCAATGCCGGGTATTGGTTCTCTCTGGTCGATAATAACACCAGCGACCCAGACACGGGCGGCGCCAATTGGTTCTTCATTCAGATGGGGAACAACACCACGTTCGTTCCGATTGTCCCGGCGACGACTTGGTTCGTGGACGGGACGCTTGGGTCAGACACTGCGGGTCAGGGGCTGACGTCGGGGGCAGGCGCGTTCAAAACCATCATTTTTGCCGTCACGACAATCTCAAAGTACTTTAGCGCTAGTCTGGTCACAGTCAACGTCGCCGCGGGGACCTATGCTGGGTTCATAGTACTTAACAGCATGATTTCTTCGTGGAGCTTCGTTGGTAGCGGCGCGAGTACGTGCGGTGTCGTCCAAAGCGGGGCCGGGGTTACGGCCGGCAACGGGACGTTAATAAGCGCGGCAACCGTGACGCTCTCAGGATTTAAGTTTATCGCTTCTGGCAACGGAATTTTCGCCCAAAGCAGCGCTATCGTAAACGCACCCAATTGCTTTTTCGGGTCATGCACCTCTGGAGCCTGCGCCTTTGCCGCTTCTGGTAGCCA